ATCTCAAAATGAATCGATTCTGACGTTTCGGTTCATAGGGTATCGGCATTTTCATTAATAAATCAGCCATATTATTATTTTTTTGATTCTAACGTTTATATGTTATAAATATAGGGTTGTTAAAAAATTTATTACTTTACTTTTTTTTACAACGAAATATAGTTTATTTATATTCTTTCTTAATTCCTCCAGCAGTAGAATATGTTTTAACATAATCTTCTGGTTTATCTTCAAAATGTTTTTTCATTACTTGTACATTTCTAATATCATCGTCTGAAAAACCAATTTGAGGTTTAGTAGGAACAAATTTATTACCCATTCCTTTCTTTAAATAAGCCTTCTTGTGTAACACTGCAGCCATTGATTTAATATAATCGACAAATTCATCCATAGCCATAACCTTAGCTTCCTCGGGATTCACGGCATTTTTTTCATCACCAAACGTAACGGGATAATATCTGTTGAGGGCTAAATAGGAATTAATTAAATCTTCATCACCCATCTCATCTTCATCTACGAAAGTTCTATATTTTTTTAAATTTTTTATCAGACTATCTTTGTCTATTCCGTTGAACCCTGTAACGATGTAGTTATAAATCGCCTCCTTTATCGTGTTAGGGTTATGACCTCTAGCAGTGATTATAGAAAAAATCGACCCGTTGTTTATAGCTTCTTTGAAATCTTTGAAGGCAGGACCTACTTTAGCTTTTAATGTATCAACTAAAAACTGTTCATCTCCTTCAGTTCTAAAATACCTGAAAGGGTTTTCTGCAAAACCAATAATGTTCTTTCCTTTATATTTGAAAGGACCTTTACCAATTTTAGTTCTATATTCAGCAAAATCCTCGGTGCTCATTCCTACATCTTCACCATCATCACTTTTGACAACAATCTTTGTGGGCATATGAACAATGTTATCATCCCAGTCAAAAGCGTAATATTTCATTGTGGGACTACCTTCTTTGAACCCTTCTAATAGTCTTTGTTTCATTTTGGCTAAAAAAGGGGGGATTTTGTCCCCCCTTCATTTTAGATATTTTCAAACGAAGCTCCTGTTGGTGTAATCAAGAATTCAATATCGATGAATTCAAGAGCTTTCGTAGGTTTAAGATAAATTTTACCTGTAAGTGTATTTCTGTCTAAATCTTCTGGTGAAGACGAAACAGTCACACGGAAATCGTATAGACCTCTGTCTCTTCTGATTGAATCCAATATTGGATTAACACTATCCAAGAACTGTTGTCTTACAATTTGGTCGTTCTGTTCGAATAACAATCTGATTGCTACAGCCGAGATTAGCTTACGAGCCTGTAATAAAAGTCTTCTTACATTCAATCTGTTAAGAGCTGTGTCAGCAATCTGTAATGTTTTGTTACCCCAAATAACAGTTCCAACATCAGAGAAAGTTGCAATTGGATTAATTCTACCTTGATAAAGAGTATCTCTATCTTCTTGAGTAAGTTTAACTCTCGCTTTGATTGAATTAACAAGACCCCTTGTATAACCCGCCGATGCGAACCAAGGGAATGCAATATTATCAGTCAATGCTAAGTTTCTACAAACTTCACCTGTTGGTGGTAAGTAAATCTGTGTATTATTAACAGTATCTCTTACAAGAATCCAAGGATAGTAAGTCGCTGTGTAGTTAGAATCGATACCAGTGTTATCAAGATTATCAACCGCCTCTTGAGGGTAGATTATCAATTGTGCGTCTGTACCATCTGGACTATACATATCGTAGTCAGGTGTAGTTGCAATATACACAGAATCAGCTCTTTGGAACTGAACCATGTTGATAGCAGATTCTACGAGATTAGAGTTATTCACATAATCGATTGAAGATGTTGCAAAAACGTTAATGTTTGTAGATTCAGGATTTGAGAATGAAAGAATTCCTAAAAGATATGCGTAATAGTCTGTGTTAGCAAAATCTTGTCTGTTATTTTGTACAGTAATTCTTTTGAAGATACCATCGCCAGTTGCGGTAGGATATCTAGCATCCGCAGCAAAACCTGCCATGAATCCTGAAGCTCCCAACTGGAATCTGTCTTCATTAGTTCTGAATTCTCTATAAATGTCCCAACCATCAAAACCACCAGCAAAACAAATTGTATATTTTCTTGCGTAAATGAAGTAGTAAGGATTTTCTTGACTTTGGGGGTCGTTTCTGAACTCAGCAACACCACATTCAAATGCCGGTGTTCCACTTGTTGCAAAACCATTTGATATAGAAACCACTGTTGCCCCTGAGTCCATGTGGAAACCTTTCGAAAGATAATTCCAATCAATTGAATCAGTTGATGTTGCCCAATTTGTAGTCGGGTTTTGTTTTCCTTTATATTGTAAAAATGCGTCGTCAATACCATATTGTGTTGAGAAACCTAAATAAGTTCTTCTAACAATATCTCCACTAGATTCCACAGCGTTAGAACCGCCACTTCTAGTACCAAATGGAGGATTATATATTACCTCACCTGGGTAGTTATACTTTGTTTTATAAATAATATAAGGTGACGGATTCAATGATGAATCATATTCTCTTTGTATGTAACCATAGAAACCACAAGGAAGAGCATCAATTGGAGCACCGTCAGCCATTTCCACCATGATGTATTTTGATACCAAAGCATATTCACCATCATGAGTACCAATCTTAACACCGATGAAACTATTAGTTGCTGGGTCCATCGTACAGTTAGTGAATTTTTCTAAAACAACAGGATTTGCATCCGTATCATAGAAACTTCTAACCATTACATCAAAAGTCATATTATTATATGAGATATTTGAAATAGAAACTTTTACCTCAGTGTTAGCAGCATCTCCATCAGAGATTGATATAAATCTAAATAAGTCATAAACTCTGTTACCTCTCAATTCAGAAACTAAGAACGGTGTCTTAGGTGACTGATATTGCTGAAGTTTCCAAGCAATTGAAGTTGTTGAAGGAGTACCATTCAATGGTCTAGCACCATCTAAAGCCACCAAAGTACAATTTATACCTCTAATGTAACTTTGATTGTAAGCGTAGTTCAATGAACTCGGATAAATTTCTTCCACGAATAATGGAACCTCAGTTCTTGATTTACCAAAATTATCTATTCCGAAAACTTTTGTTAAGTATTTCGAAGAAGAAGCTAAAAGAGAAGTTTCAAAACTAAAGTTGTCATTATTCTTGGTAACACCTGAAATGAGGAATGTACCGAATGGATTTGAAGTAACACCCGAATATTGGTCTGTGCAAACTAATTGTACATCAGTCAAACCAGTTACCTCATAAATTGGTCCGTGATTAGGACTTGAAGTACTATTTGTAAATAAAGAAATACCTCTAGAACGAAGAGTTGCAACCACCATGTTATTGTATTCAGGGTATGCAGTTCCAGAATAAGTTACCACATTACCTGAAACCGTTCCCGAGTAGATACTTGAACCTAAATTAACAAGTTGATTAACAACGTAATTGAACGAGTATCCTGAGTAATCATTACCTGTTGCAATGTCAAAACCAGCGTAGAACCATGTATCATTATCTGATGATGATAAATCATTGAAATCCAAATTTGGAGAATCACAATTGAATGCATTAATAACTGTTGGATATGCAATCGAAATATTATAGTAATCAGAATTTTGGAAAGCGCCATAAAATACGCTGGTTGTAGCTGAAGTCGCAGGTGTATCTATAATATTACCTAAATAAGTTTCAAAACCTTGTTGGTAAGTTGAAGTACTTCCATTAGCCAATCTGAATTGTTTTGTATAATCGTCCAACACACTCTGTGGTAATGTAGAAGAATTAAGGGAAATTGTATTTCCTGTAGAAGAACCAGTAAATGTTGCGAACCAAACACCTGTTGGTACTGATGTATCAATTCCTACGGTTGTAGGGTCAACATTTGCAATAACTCTTATAGACCAAGATGGTCCTGCATCATAACCCGACAATCCAAGAATTCTTGTAAAGAACATTTGGTTTGATTGTTGAAGATATGATTTGGCGATGTACGCTGCTTCATATTTAGGAATTTGGGTATTCACAAACTTCTCGGGAATTGTACCACCGAAAAAAGTTTGGAACTCATCATAGTTCGTTATGAAAACTGGCTCGAAAGCCGGACCCTTAATTGATTCACCCACCAACCCCAATGTCGTAACACCGACACTCTGAGCCACAAAGGATAAATCAGTTTCCGAGGTATAAACACCAGGAGAAACGAAAACTTTTTGATTTGCTTGTGCTGTTGCCATTATCT